CCCGCCAATCGGCGGGTTTTTTGTTTCTGGAGATGGTATGGCGTGGAAAGACCGATTGCAAAGCGCCTCGTTTCGCGGCGTTCCGTTCAAAGTTGAGGATGAAGACTCTACCGGCGGGCGCCGGGTTGAAACCCACGAATATCCAAATCGTGACAAACCCTATACCGAAGACCTCGGAAAGGTAACGTTTCGCGCGAACATTACAGCTTATGTGATCGGGGAGGACTGTTACGAACAGCGCGACGCGCTGAAAGAAGCGCTGAATAAACCGGGTCCTGGCACGCTGATTCATCCATCTTTTGGCGAGATCAGCGTCTGTGTTGATGGCGAGATCAGGGTCAGCACAAGCAAGACAGAGGGCCGCATGGTTCGCTTTGACCTCCGGTTCGTGGAGGCAGGTGAACTGGCTTACCCAACATCAGGCGCGGCCACCGCCCAGATGCTTGAGTCCTCATGCTCGGCGTTCGACAGCTGCATCAGTGATGCATTCGACGGGTTTGGCATGGATGGCATGGCTGACTTTGTTCAGCAGGACGTTATTGGCCAGGCCAACGGAATGATTGGCTATGTCTCAGACGCCATGAAGATGATCGACGATGGTGTTTCCGCGGGAGCGCGACTTCTCCAGGGGGATATCTCGGTGCTGCTTCCCCCTCCGTCATCAGGGAAGGGCTTTATTGAGTCGCTGCAAAAAATGTGGCGAACGGGCAACCGGCTGTACGGCAATTCCAGTGACCTGATCACAATGGCAAAAGCTCTTTCAGGGATCAGTCTTGGCAAAGACCTGGCCCCCAGAGGGGTGTGGAAAACCGACAGCCAGAGCACAAGGTCAAAAACAGAGCAGAGAAACTATGTTGCGAGCGCGATCCGTACTACAGCCTTAAGCGAGGCGGTTTACACCGTAACGAGTCTGCCTGCTCCGTCAGCGGTTACCTCTGCCGGCTCTTCCGGACAAAGTCCCGCGATTGTGGCGAATGTCACTCACCCGGCACTGAACAACGCGCCGGCGAACACAGTCACTCCTGATGCACCGTCCTGGGATGAACTCACTGTAGTTCGCGACACCCTGAACCAGGCGATTGTTAAAGAGATGGAGAGGACGACTGACGATCGCGTATTCACAGCCCTGCGCCGTCTCAAATCAGATCTGAATGCCGACCTGACCCAGCGCCTGAGGCAGACAGACAGAACCATAACTGTGCTGCCGGCTGGAATAGAGCCTGCCGTCGTTCTTGCGGCGCGTGTCTATGACGACGCCAGCCGTGCCACCGAAATTGTCCAGCGCAACGGTATTGCGCATCCCGGATTCGTACCTTTGCGACCACTTAAATTGTCGACGCGCCAGCTGGCGTGGCGGGTCAACCAACAAGCCGATCAGGATCATCTCTATACGGTTAAGACCAGCGACTGGCTGCGGTGGGCGATCGCGGTGGAGAAAGCCTGTTCATTAGGATTTTAGGAGTCAGCATGTCCCAGTTTACCGAAGCCGATTCAGCGGTTAATCGCCTGAGTGCAGCCGTTACGGCATTTGAAAAAGTATTGACCGAGCCGGAAGGTACTGTGGTCGAAATGCCAACAGGCGCGGCTCAGCCAAGCCTGGCCGAAAGGTTAAAGCGCGCTATTGATGCCGTTACCATAAAACCAGCCCAGGCCGCAACGCAGGCAACTACAGCGGCCCAGCAAGCCCTGGCCTCGCAGCAGGCAGCAGCCCAAAGCGCAGCGGATGCTGCGAACTCGGCCGCCGCCACCGGATACGTTGATGCGCCGTTCCCGGATGTCTGGGCACCGCTGTCCGATGACCTTCGCCTGCTGGCTGGGTTCGCGCCATCAGACACAATCACCGTGGCCGGCACCAGTTACCCTTTGCCCACGAAGTCGATGACGTTCACCCGCTCAACGACGGCGACGTACATCGATAAATCTGGTGTTCTCAAAACTGCAGCGATTAACGAGCCTCGGTTTGAGACTGAAGGCCTGCTGATGGAGGGGCAAAGTACCAACCAGATTCTCAATAGCGAAGATCCTTCTAAGTGGGCTGGAACCTCCAGCACTATTACGAAATCAACCCTGGCATCTGATGGAACATCCCAGGCCGTAACAATGAAAGGTGTGATAAATGGCACATCCTCAATTCCTACAATCGTCACTTCAAACTCGGTCGCTCTTGTAGCGGGTGAAGCTTTAACTGTTTCATGTCGCGCTAAAGGCAATTATGGCTATATCCGCATTGCATTCTCACTGGATGGAAGTACTGCCGCCGCGACGCTAATCGAAGCGACTACAGGTGTGGCTCTCAGCCCGCCAGCTGGCGTAACTGTTACCAGTAAAATGGGCAGTGATGGATACGTGAACGTAACTGCAACAATAACTGCTTCTGTTGGTGGTAATTATGTCGGGGTTATTGCTGCGCAGAAGTTGTCCGCAGACTCCACGATCCCGCTTAATACTGAATATTATGTTCAGATGCCGCAGGCCGAAAAAAATCCAGTTGCGACCAGTTATATTCCTACTGGAACTGCTGCAGCAACACGGGCTAGTGACAGCATTTCTTTGCAGCCTTCTGGAAATGTTGGATACAGGACAATTGGCGATCAGTTTAATAGGACCATAGCGTTTGAAATTGCAATAAATAAATATGTCACGCCAACGGTTGGGTATGCAGAGATTGTTAAGACGCTGGGGGCAAATAACGACATTATTTTAAGGGCCGTCACTGCGACAATAAATTCTTATATAGGTGGTAGCGGTCCGAGTATCGCTGTTACTTACCCCTTCGCTTCTAAGGTTTATGCCCAGACAATCGAGGCCTCAAACGTTAACACCATATATTTTGACGGTAAAAGCAACAGTAGAACGTTGCCACCAACAACACCAGGCTCAACGCCGACAGTGTTAAACTTCCTGACGAATAACTGCCTCGTTTATCACATCCGCAACTTCCGCATCTGGCACCGCCTGTTAACGCCAACACAAATCAGAGGACTTCGCTGATGAAAGATTTATATCTGCGCTTCGCTGACGCCGACGAAATGCGCACACAATTAATCGAGGCGGGGTTTGTGGCCGATAAAGAGCAGGGCGGTTTATATCACCCTGATATCAGTCTGGATGTGGTCGGCATCATCACTACCACTATCGGCGATACCGAGTCAGTGGAATATGTCACCGAGCCCGGCTATCACGTTAATCTGCGTGTTATTAACGACGATCTCGACTTGTCCAAGTTGGATGGCTTCGTTGTGTCCCCGAAAACACCTGCTCGCGTCTGGGCCTGATTATGGATGACAACGTTACCCTGAGAGTCAATGGCAAGGAGTGGGGCGGCTGGACGTCGGTGAGGATCGGCGCGGGCGTTGAACGGCTTGCCCGTGATTTCAGTGTCGAAATTACCCGGCAGTGGCCCGGTGAGAACGGCGACTCTCTCCGGCCAAAAGTGAAGGGTGGTGATCGGGTGGAAGTTCTGATCGGTACTGACTTAGTGATTACCGGCTGGGTAGAAGCAACCCCTGTTCGTTACGACGCCAGATCTATCAGTGTTGGGATTAGCGGCCGTAGTCTGACCGCTGATCTGATTGACTGCGCCGCAGACCCTACGCAATTCAACGGGCAATCACTGGTTCAGGTAGCTGCCGCACTGGCAAAACCGTTCGGTATTGATGTCGTAAATTCCGGTGCGCCTGCGAGCATTATTCCCGGCGTACAGCCTGATCATGGTGAAACGGTCATCGAGGTTCTGAATAAAATGCTGGGTCAGCAGCAGGCCCTGGCCTATGACGATCCAAAGGGGAGGATGGTGATTGGGAGGGTAGGGTCGACGCGGGCATATACCGCGCTCGTTCTCGGCCAGAACATCCTCTCCTGTGATACCGAAAAAAGTATCAGAGACCGTTTTTCAACGTATCAGGTATCCGGGCAGCGCGCGGGGAATGATGACGACTTCGGCGCGGCCACCACAACCGCTCTCCGGGCGAAAACGGAAGACGCCGCGATCGGGCGGTATCGGCCAATGGCTGTTCAGCAGACAGGTCAGGCGACGGGTGCCAGCTGTATCGCGCGTGCTGATTTCGAAGCGCGCCAGCGCGCCGCCCGAACTGACGAAACAACCTACACCGTATGGGGATGGCGCCAGGGTGATGGCTCTCTCTGGCAACCTAATCAGCGTGTAATCGTTTTTGACCCCGTGTGTGGGTTTAACAATCGTGAGCTGCTGATCTCTGAGGTGTCGTTCACCAAAGACAGCAACGGCACCATCACCGAATTGCGTGTCGGTCCGCCTGATGCTTACCTGCCGGAACCCGACGATCCTAAACGGCGGAAGAAGAAAAAAGCTGCGGAGGCCCCTTTCTGATGCGTAACTTTCAACAATTGCAGCGGCAGCTGCTTAACCTGATTGGCCGCGCGGTGGTCGGCAGCGTAAAACCTGGTTCTAAATGTCAGGCCGTGGATGTTGAGCTAATCGCAGGTGAGCAGAAGGGTGGCATTGAGCATCTGGAACCATATGGATTTACCTCACACGCGAACGAAGGTGCTGAGGCACTGATTCTGTTTCCTGACGCCGATCGCTCACATGCCGTAGCGGTTGTTGTGTCTGATCGTCGCTATCGCATCCGGTCCCTTAAACCTGGCGAAGTCGCTATTTATGACGACCAGGGGCAGTCAGTCACATTAACCCGCGCCGGCATCGTCGTTGATGGTGCCGGAAAGCCAATCACCTTCAGGAACGCGCCGAAGGCCCGGTTCGAAATGGACATCGAATCGACAGGCCAGATCAAAGACCATTGCGACACAAATGGCGCCACGATGGCGGAAATGCGCATTGCCTATAACGGACATAAACACAAAGAGAACGGTAACAACACGGACACACCGGATAAACAAATGGGGACGTAAGTATGGACCTGTGGCTAAACGTAAACGGGGTAAGTGTCTCTGCGAATGCTCCTCTCGATTTACTCACCCGCGCTGTCGTGATCTCCCTCTTCACCTGGCGCCGCGCACAGCCGGACGATAATGCAGATCAGCCCAATGGCTGGTGGGGTGATACCTGGCCGGCTGTTCAAAATGATCGTTACGGTTCGCGGCTCTGGCTGCTCCAGCGGCAGAAGCTGACGAATCAGACCGCATTGGTTGCCAGGACGTATATCAACGAAGCGCTGCAATGGATGATTGACGACGGCGTTGTTTCAAAGATTGACCTCCTTATTCAGCGTACCGGCATTAACGAACTGGGTAACAGCATCACGCTGTGGCGCTACAACCAACCCACGACGATTTCTTTTGATGATCTATGGAGTGCGATAACAAATGGCTGACAGCGAATTCCAGCGCCCGACGCTGGCAGAAAATATCAGCATGCTCCGCACTGACCTCTTTTCCCGCCTGGACGTGAGCGACACCATCAGGCGCATGGATGAAGACGTGAGGGCGAAAGTGTATGCGGCCGCTCTGCATACTGTGTACGGCTATATCGATTATCTGGCGCTGAATATGCTGCCGGATAAGTGCGATGAAGCCTGGCTGGAAAGACATGCCGCCATGAAACGCTGCCCCCGGAAACAACCTACAGCATCAGCCGGGTTTATGCGCTGGGATGGTGTGACGAACGGTATCACCATCAAGGCCGAAGCCGTGATTCAACGCGACGACCTGATCCAGTACACAGCCACTGCAGACGCGACCAGCGCAGGCGGCGTACTGCGCGTACCAGTGGTGTGCAGCGTTACTGGCCGCGTGGGCGAAATTGACGATGGAGTGGCGCTGTATCTGGTCACTCCGGTTAATGGCCTGCCGTCTGCTGGCGTGGCTGATTCCATTGCCGGGGGATTTGATATTGAGGATCTGGAGACCTGGCGTGCCCGTGTGCTGGAGCGTTACTACTGGACGCCATTAGGTGGGGCGGACGGTGATTATATTGTCTGGGCCAAAGAGGTGCCGGGTATCACCCGGGCCTGGACCTATCGCCACTGGATGGGGGCCGGTACGGTTGGTGTGATGGTGGCCAATGATGATCCCGTTAACCCGATCCCTGATGCAGCAACTGTTGCTGCGGCAAAAGCTCATATAACTCCACTTGCGCCTGTTGCAGGCGCTGACCTGTACACGTTCGCGCCCGTCGCTCACAGCGTTGATTTCAGAATACGGCTGACACCTGATACGGTAGAAGTCCGGGCAGCAGTAACAGCGGAATTACGCTCGTTTTTGCTGCGGGATGGCTACCCTGAAGGCGAGCTGGACATCTCCAGGATGAACGAGGCGATTTCAATCGCGACGGGTGAGCACAGCCATGTTCTGGTCACCCCGACAGCCAACATTACGATCGCGAAAAACGAACTGGCCATACTGGGGGCGCTCACATGGACGTAACCGACGATGACTACATCAACTTGATGTCAGCGCTCTTACCGCCTGGCCCGGCATGGTCTGTTGCCGATCCGGCAATAACAGGAGCAGCCCCTTCATTACGGCGGGCGCACCAGCGCGCCGATGATTTGATGCTGGAGATAGATCCACGCACAACCACTGAACTGATTGACCGCTGGGAGGCGTGCTGCGGGCTTCCTGACGAGTGCATCCCTGCGGGGACGCAAACCCTGCTACAGCGACAGAACAGGCTGGATGCAAAGGTCAATTTGATCGGTGGCATCAACGAGACGTTTTATCTCGAACAGCTGGCTGCCCTTGGCAAACCAGGGGCGACGATTACCCGGTACAACAAAGGGCCGTTTAAATGCACGTCCAGCTGTACCGATGCGGTTTATTCCACCGAATGGCGTTACTACTGGCAGGTCAATATGCCCGCCGCCACGGATGCCACCTGGATGACGTGTTCAGATGACTGTGACACACCACTTCGATACTGGGGCGACACGGTCGCTGAATGCGTGATCAGTAAACTCTGCCCATCCCACACCTACGTACTTTTCAAATATCCGTAACCGGAGACACTATGCATCGTATTGACACACCTACTGCGCAGAAGGATAAGTTCGGCGCGGGGAAGAACGGCTTTACCCGTGGTAACCCACAGACAGGGACGCCGGCTACCGATCTTGATGATGATTACTTTGATATGCTGCAGGAAGAGCTGGCTGGTATTGTTGAGGCAACTGGCGAAGCGTTGGCCAAGTCAAATCGCACCCAGATTCTCACGGCGTTAAAGGCGCTATTCCTGAGTCGCTCACATCCATTTGCTGATATCAAAAGTGATGGTGCTGCAGCTATTGCCGAGGCTCTCACAAATCTCGGCCTGAAGGAGGCGGCAAAACGCGATGTGGGTACGGGGGCAAATCAGATCCCTGACATGGCCTCTTTCGCAGGGCTTAAAGGTAGCAATGGTCATAAAACCCTCCCAGGCGGTGACCTTTTTCAGTGGGGAACTATTGTTCTTAAATCGGCACCCTCAGGAACGACGGTTGGAACTTTCCCTAAGGCTTTTCCAGTAGCCGGCCAGCAGATTTTAGTTACCCACGATAACCCTCAGACAAATACTTTGTGCTTTGGCGCAGCCCAAATTATCAACACCACACAGTTCAGGGTTAACGCAGTGGCCATTAACACAGACACATTCACTATGTCACCAGGCTTTGACCTAACCTTGCGCTGGTTCGCTATCGGGAGTTAACAATGGATATTGAAAATGTAGTTAACGAATCAGAACTGGAACGCATTCTGTTCAGTATCAGCATGCAGGCGTTCTACGGTGATAATTATCCTTCGCTACCCTCAGATGCGGTTGAAATTAGCCCCGAAGAGCACATGCGCCTCATTGCTGGCATGAATGACCATGAGCGTCGGGTTTACGTTGGCGAAGATGGTCAATTTACGCTATCCGGTCGCAAGCCATCACAGTGGCACACGTGGGATGCTGTTGCCCATGAATGGTATCTCTCTCCTGAGGATGCTGCCCGCATCCACACTGAAGATGCAGAGCGTACAAAATCTGCATTACGCGCTAAAGCAGAGGCGGAAATCACCTGGCGGCAGGGGGCGGTTGATGAAGGAATGGCAACTGACGAAGAGAAGGCCTCACTCTCTTCCTGGAATAAGTACCGCGTCCTGCTTATGCGCGTGAATACCTCTGCAGCAGAAATTCAGTGGCCTGACCTTCCCGAAGTGTAAACCGGCTTGATCTGCACTTGCATTAAAACTACTGTATATATAAACAGTGTAAATGGAGTGCTGATCTTGGGATTGCCATCACCGGCATTAGACTTTGCCGAATCGCGAATATCGATCGATGCAAAGTTCATCAATCATCCGGCGGCTACGTACTTTTGCGTTCCGCAGACATTCATTACCACGAAGGCATCTTTAAGGGTGCGCTTCTAGTAGCCGGCTCATCGCTTTCGCCTTGCGACGGTTCTCTGCTTATTTTTGATATTGGCGGGGAGTTCATAGTGATGCGCTACCGGACCCATCCGAAACCGCACCAGGAAAATCTGGCGAACGGTCGAAAGGAGGCGATACCGTCAGATAATTACGGAGAGGCTTCAGCATTGTTTGGGGTGATCGCGTACATTATCAATGATGCGAGGTCGGGTGAGTTCGACAACTGTCCGCTGATGTGAATAGCTGAAATTTTACAGCAAAGTCGATGTTTTGTGTAGGGTGGTTCCTATTTTCTCCATTCAGAAAACACTCATAAAAAAACAGGTGTAATATGCTGATTCTTAAATGGTTTTTTGGTCGGGGTGAGAGGGGTTGAACCTCCTAACTCCTACACCTCATGACGGCGGCTTAATATATCCTTAAGCCGCGCCACTTCTGGTTTATTTATTTATTTGCATAAAGTGTCAAATGAAATAATCATATTTTCACCGCTAACGTGAAGTGAATAGTCAGGAGTTGTAGAGATAGCTTTCTGTCTGCATATTTCACTAATTTCTTCTGAAGAAAATTTTTTTCTAGAAACATTTACCCCATAATAATTTAGCATATATGCACTCCAGTCAGTGCCTAAATAAGACTTTGTAAGATCTTTTAAGACTGGAAATCTCAGCAATGATAGCGCCTTTTGAGATGCAGGACTTACCACCCCACTGAAATTAACGTATTTTACTTGCGGTGAAAGGTGAGAAATATCATAGTATATTGAGTTAATGATACGGAAGTCTTTTTTATTCTGAGCTAATGAAGCGTTAACATAACTTGTCATCAAAACATAGCTGAACATAAAAAATGGAAAAAAGGCGAATAATTTAAGTTTCTGGTTTTTTATTGCGACGAGGAAATAAAAAAACAACCCTATTAAAGTTCCACTAAATGATACCATTACGCGCGAAGTTACTGATGCGGTTTCCAAAAAAATGAAAGTTGCATATGAAAAGAAATAAAAAAGGAAAGGTAATACTATTAGAGTGATTATATTAATAATGCTTTTAGATGATCGCCATGATTCTTTTGCAACTATATAAACAGCTACCACTAGCAATAACATATAAAAGTAAAGTATCGCAACAGGGATTGAATCGATATAATTCCCAATGAAACTGTTATATTTATGAATATTTTCAACAAGGATTTTAAAACCATCAGAATTTATAGCAATGGTTTTAGAAATTTTGGTAGAATAATCACCATCAATAAATATATTCGCAATAATCAACTTGTATAATACGTAGGCTATAAAGAGTTGCAATGCTCTTGTTGCAGTTTCAATAAATCTAGATTTATGAGTTCCTGTATTATTTAAAGTTGACCCTGCTAATTCGATAATAGAAAATATCACAAACATTCCTAGCGTGGCTTGATATAATCCAAGTGAAATAAATACTAAAAACACTGGCGATGTAAGATTTATGAAACGATTTTTTGTATGACAAAAGGCCAATGAGATTGATAATACACTCAAAGACATCGGGAATATGTCGTATTTAAAAGATAAGTTTTCAATAAAGAAAGGGTTTACTATAAGTAATAGTGCAACCAAGGACCTTACGATAGGCTTTTCATTTCTGAAGAATCTATCTGCAATAATGACCCCGGAAACTGCCATTACAAAAATTGAAGCTATTAATGATAAAGGGGTTAGGTCTAACAATGGATACCCCATATTTATAATTGTTAAAGCTAAGTCAGCAATAGGACGCCCATTGGCTGATAAACCTGAGTATCCTAATAAATATCTACCATAATCATCTAAATAATTGATGTCAGATATAATTAGTCCGATACAGTAAAGTAAAGAAAGCATTACTGTTAGGGAAATTTGGTTTTTCTCTCTGATAATAATCATTTTGTCTTCTTATCCTTAAGTAAATACCGTGGTCTTTTCTTAACTTCCATATATATCCTTCCTATATATTCACCAAGAATTCCAATGCCTATAAGCTGGATACCTCCCAAGAAAAGCATAGAAACAAGTAAAGAGGGATAGCCTCTCACTGGATTACCAAATGCTAACGTGTCCCAAATCATCCATGCGCCATACAGGAATGCGATGCCAGCAACGAAAAGACCGATGTAAGTCCACATGCGGAGCGGGAATGTAGAAAAGCTGGTAATGCCCTCCACAGCAAGATTCCAGAGCTTCCATCCGTTGAACTTTGTGTTTCCAGCAATGCGTTCTGCGCGAGCATATTCGACGACATTAGTGTGGCCACCGACCCAGCTCAAAATACCTTTCATGAACAGGTTGCGCTCTGGTAATAACTTGATGTTTTCCACTACAGCACGAGACATCAGGCGAAAATCACCAACGTTTTCTTCAATTTTTGGATTGCTGATTTTGTTATGCAGTTTATAAAACCACTCAGCAGACTTTCTTTTCAGCCTGCCGTCATAGGAACGGTCAGAGCGCTTAGCGAGGACCACGTCTGCGCCAGCCTGCCACTTCTCTATTAGGAGAGGAATGACTTCAATCGGGTCCTGTAGATCAACATCTATCGGGATCACTACATCACCTGATGTGTTCTCAAGACCGGCAAACAAGGCCGGCTCTTTACCGAAATTTCGGGTAAATGACAGCGGAACTACAAGCGGATCGGCGGTTGCAAGCGCGTTGATGATGGACTCTGTTGCGTCTTTGCTGCCGTCGTTAATGAAGACTATTTCGACTTCATGCTGCTGAAGCCCTTCAAACTCCCGGACAGTTTTATAGAAGATTGGAATTGTATCTTCTTCATTAAAGACTGGAACAACCAAAGAGATTTTCATTTCGCATCCCTAAAGATAATGAATTTTGAAAAAATAAAACCGCACACAAGACTGATGGCGGAGAACAATATTAACGTGATGATAGGAACCATGCCTGATATATCAGCACACCAGCCAACAACTCCACTAAGCGAGCCCATGAAGCCCACATAAAGCAAGTAGCGCATTGTGGTGGTTGAAGATTTAAATGTGAACTTGGCGTTAGCGAAGAAGCTGAATGACGCAGAAACAACGAACCCTGAAAAGTTGCCAAGTGCCTGTCCTGTGTGGAGTGTATATATGCAAACAGCAAACACAACCCAGTGAATGAGTGTATTGATAACACCAATTGATGTATATTTTGCGAAGAGTTTTAACATTAAATTAATATATTAATTAGCCAGTTAAGAAAAGTCTCAAGTCTAGCACGTGTCATTGAATTGATCGACCCTCACGTTGAAGACGCTGTGACCTGTGTCTGACCTGCCCCCAGGATTAGATACAACTTTCGTTAGTAATGTCGGTTGGTGTATTTACATCTACTTGTTCATTTCCACATATACCCATTTGTATGGTTAACCCTGATTTTAGTCAGTCGCGTATCAATTGGACTTCCGTTTTTTTGAGCACGGTCAACATCACTAATTTTAGTGGTCAACAAAACTGGCCACATCATAAGATGTGTGTCAAGAAATGCTGCATCCATCGGTTGAACTCACAGTACAAAGCGGCCTCCAGTGGCCGCTTTAACTTTGTCCATCTTTACAGGTTTAATCCGAAACCAACCACATATCGGCTTCTTCAAACATCTCTTCCAACATGCGATTCAGCTTTTCGCGATCACTTTTGCTGGCATCGCTGTTTAAGCCGTTCGCCTGCATCGGCTTAACCTTCACTTCTGCATCTGGAAAAATCCGGTGCACCCGCTTCGTCAGCTCGGCCAGTATGATCTCTCTGGCCCCTTCGAGCCCCTCTACATTTCGCTTGTCATAAACCAGTTCAACAAACATTATGCGCTCCATTTTTACTGTTTGGATATACAGTATTTAAGCTTTGGCGGTTTTGTCTGTCAAGGCATGAGCCACTTGTTTTTAAATTTTGGGGAACATACTGCGGGCGTGTTTGTTATCAATTTGCCCTACAGGGCTGATGTGGTCTGGCGCTGACAAGAATTATGCGTGGGGCATGGATGGGGCAAAAGTGGTCCCTGAAGTTTGTTAAAGTTCGTTAATCAACCTTTATCTCGATCTCGTTCATCCCTTGTTTAAAGCGCTCCTGGACGATCTTTATCGATTTTAAAAACTATGAGTTCATATTATACAAATGTAGCAACATGGCTGCTAACCACTTGAATTTAAGGTTTTCTACTGCGCTACTATCATGCTTTGGGGCAGCGATGGGGCAATGTGTGAAAGCGCCTTGTTGAGCAGAGTAACCTGTTCGCCGCTCTTCTCTGACATCCACTTTCCATACACCTTGTAAACCATCTGTGCATCGGTATGCCCCATTTGAGTTGCTATAAAGTTTGGGTTTGCACCAGCTGATAATGACCAGCACGCATAGGTATGCCGTGACTGGTAAGCGTTGCGGTAACGAATGCCGGCGCGCTTGATTATCGGGGCCCAAATTTTATTAATCGAATTAACCGCATAATGATATCCTCTTCGGGACCCACGCTTGACGCATTGAGGGCTGAAAACGAAAGTGCATGGATGTATGACTGACTGGCCATATTCACGCAAATTCACTTCAACCTCATGCTGCCGGCCAAGGCGCGTCAGTTGGGCCTGATTCCTGAGGGCATCAATAGCTGGTTGTATGAGATAAATCACCCTGTCAGTGCCTGCCTCGGTTTTTGGCAGGGTGAACTCATACGTTTGGGTAAGGTTACGCTTAACCGTAATGGTTCCCGCGGTGAGATCGATGTCTTCCCATGCAAGACCACATAATTCCCCATGCCTCATTCCAGTATAAACGGCGACGGTCCAGAGATTTCGCATCTGCTGGTGGCCGCATGCCTGAATGAACCTGATGAACTCGTCTGTAGTGAGTGGATCTGGTTCGTCTTTTGCCTTCCTGAGACGGTTAATTCCGCTAAACGGGTTTTCCTTTGCGTAGCCGTTATCAGCTCCAAACTGGAAGATCTCGGCCATCAGCATCATGTAATTATTCACCGTGGAAGACTTCCGGCCTTTTACCTGTGTCCGGTGATCCTTCTTCATTACATGGAAGCCCGTCAGCAACTCCTTCCTTACATACAGCAAATCTTCAGTGGTAACCGCAGAAACCATTTTATTTTCGCCGATGCGCGGAAGCATGTTTTTTATGATGGATTCGTACCTACTCATGGTATTAGAGCTGATCTCCATTCTCTTCAGCTCTGACCATCTTTCGGTAAGCTCCAGCACAGTAATTTCCTTTCTATCCTGACCGAACCGGGCAAGGTTCGGTGAGTTTGGGAATTTTTCTGCATAGTTAAAATTCCCCATCCTTATCGCAAAACAAACCGAAGAACGCAGCTCACCAGCTATCTTGCGATTTTTTGCAGTGTCAGGGACACCGAGGTTTTCCCTGACACGTTTACCTTTATACAGAAACCAGATGCGGAGCGAACCGCCGTGGTTTTCGACGCCTGTCGGGTATGATGCATTAGCCATTGATCCCTCCTGACGTCCAGGAGCGTGGACGAGTGTACTGCTTTTCATGCTGTCTTCGCACCTGGTTGATTTTTTTTCTGCGCCTCGATCCACTGATCAACGGCTTTCCTGTTGTACATGCATTCGCTCGAAGGCTTGGGATTACCATCTGGTGAAATGTGCAGGTACTCGCGGCCCAGCATCCAGGATTCTTTTCTGGCACGGGTGATGGTTCCGGGCTTGAGCCCGGTAACCGCAATCAGAACCTTTTCGCTAACCCAGTCATTCGGCACCAGAAGAACGATTTCAGCACTGGTTTGCATGGATCTCCTCCATTTTCTCTTTAGCCAGACGCACGCAACGCGCAAAAGAGGAGGGCGTTACAATTTCGCGCAGAGCCTGAACCAGGAAGTCGTTGTGCTGCTGGTGCAGATCTTTGTTGCGTTCTTTTTCCTCATGACGCAGGACTGCCAGACGGGCTGTGATGATGCGACGCTTCCCTTTGATCAGCCGCAGAGCGTTCTCTGCCTTTTTGCGCCATGTACTCCATTCACTGCTGCTGTTCGATTTCGCCAGTTGCTCTTCAATACTGAGCTGCGCTTCTTCTGCGTTAACAAGCTGCTGCAGGCAATCGCTGATAGTGTTCAGGTTGTCTGTCTCCACGAAGAATTTGTGCATTCTTAACCCCTCCCTCAGTGCATTACCGGCATGTCTGGCATACCTTCTTTCTGAATCTGTTCAATGAAGCTGTCATGCAGGAGATTGAAACCCTCCCGGCCCATTTTTGAGAGTCGAAGCCCGTTCTCAGCGTCCGTATCTAACATGTCCCGGTACATGCGCAGCGCCATCTGCTGGCCGATTTCCTGACCGTATTTCTCAATGGCTAACCCTTCCACATGGCTTGCGAGTGCGAACCGCTCTGGCGCGGGATAAACACTGATTGAACCGAGTTGTCCTGAGTAGATAACTGCGGTGTCAAAACCTCCAGAATCGTTGGCAACCTCAACCGTGCCGTTCTTTGCCTGCTCCTCGGTAATGAAGACGGCAACAAGCATCCAGCGCCAAATGATGATTTCTTTCTCGATGCCCGGGGTAAACCAGCCGCTTTCAATCGCTTCCATCACGCAAGCCAGCAGATCTAATCCATCCGGAATTCGTTTGTCATAGATGCCATTGTCGAGCTGGCGAACAGCGACGGAATAACCAATGACGCGGTTACCAAAACGGATGCCTGTTGATGTCGGCTCCGGAGTAAAGGCTGAAGCAATCATCAATACACTCCTTTAGGCTTGATGGCTTGAAGTGCATCGACCTCTTTAATGAACCGGTCATGCATCGCGTCCCATTTCTCACACCACTTCTCCATTTCTCGCTTACGCGCCAGGATGCGACGTAGACGACGAATACAACGCTGGTGGGCCATGAAATACTCGTGGGTTACGCCGCCCCGCTGCCAACAGTTAAGTTCTGGCTTAAGAGGATGAACTGCCTGCACATCTGGGTGACGCTGCTCGAATCCTGAGCGTTCAAATGCTTCAGAAGTCATGAAGAACGCCAGATACCGGATCGCTGTGTCGCGGGTGAAGCATTTTTTAATGCGTCCGTGGCGTACTGCCACGAACAGCGGGCCAACTGGCGTATCGTGTTTCTGTAATGCCAGATCAATTGTGCTTACGGTGCGTTTATCGTTCATTTCCGGTCCTTAACTTTGCTGTATCGTTCGTGACTCATTACTTCCCAGTTCTTGCCGCCGTCTCGTGACAGCAGCCGCCAGCGGCGATTTACTCTTAGGCTCAGGTTTCCGGAGCCGTGCATACGGCAGGGATGTATGCGCCTTGCCCTGAACTGGCTTAAAACGTGTGCTGCTTTGAGGTGAACCCACTCAGGAATTCGTATCGCTGTAAGAGCCATCAGATCCCTCCATTTCATGACCCTCCGTTTTCGGAGCTTCCACTTTTTGTTTTTTGACGAACTCAACCAGCTCAGAAATGAGCTCGTCGATTAACTCCTTTCCGCTATCCGTAAGGAATTCACCTCTGCCATTAACATCAACAGCGCTGCTGTAAATTCCCTTAATAGCTTTTACGCCTTCGACATTTCCGTACTCACTGAACGCGAGCCTTTCGAATTTTCGTAATAATCCATCAAGTAAAATCTCTGTTAACTCGACTGTGTTAATGCCGCCTTTATTGAGCTTTATAACAAGGCAGTTACTGCCTGTTTTACGCTGGTGGCGTAATAACGCAGCTTTTAAAATTCGGCGGCGATATGTCTCGATTAATTTATCCATTGCGCTGTTCCTCCTCCAAACTCATTACTATTTCTTCTTCTTTTTCGGTCCATCCATGAATCTCAGCGGCGAGGTCATAAACCAGAGCGCATATCGTTTTGAGTTGAAATCTGTCTAGCTTGTCGTGATATTCAAATAATGTTTGCGACAAGCCAGACAACTTCTCCGCTTTGATATTCACTTCCTGAATATCCTGTCTTTTAAATACGCCCATAATTAACGTCCATATGCTTTTTTAAGATAAAGACGAGCGATTACCTCGTAACCGCAGGCCGCATAAAGGCATGCTGTTCTATATGCCGATTTATCAATGATGAAAGTCATACGAAGCGCCTCACAGTCAAAGAAGCGACCACCCGACCGTGAATTTTGATTTCTTTCTGTTCATCGGTGTTCAGGGTGAAGGTTTCGTAATGATGGTTGTCAGAAATAATTTTCAATGAACCACAAACCAATGGCTCTACTCTCTTAATAAAAAGGCAAGGACGACCAAATACGTCCATCGTATAAACATAAATGCCAGGGGTAAGCGCACGGCCACCGCAATCAACGAAAGCGACTACCTCACAAGGTTCGATGGTTGGCTGCATTGAGTCACCTTCCATCCTGCAGCTCTGAACGCGGTTACCAAAGTCATTAATATTGTCTGAACCGAACAGCATTTGAGGAGTTTTTATTGGCTGATTAATCGCGATAGCGTTTTGCATTTTCATTTCCTCAGGGTGAGTTTTTCCCCACCCCAAAAGGGGTTTGTTAATCTATTTTTTATTTACAGTTTATAGGTGTCGAAGTCATCTATGCTCTTGTTTAGTTTATCCAGTGTTTGGGCGACTAAAGTAATTAGAGCATGTTCTCTTTCTTCTTCAATGCTGGTCATTTGTTCCAAAAGAATACATAACGAACGTTCACAACACCGCACATCATGTGACCAGCTTAGAATCGTTTTGCTGGTTTCTTCCTTATTCAAACTTACTGTTTCGTTATTCATTATTTGTTCTCCGGTCACATATTTTGAATATATGGCTTCTTATCTGCTTCTTTTATCGAATCTGCTACACCTTCAAGCAAGGTAACAATTGACGATATTAAGCGTGCTTCGTATTCATCACGGGCGCTCTCAAGCCATACATCAAGAACAGCTTCCGCCTGATTAACGCGCCCTAATGCATTAAGTAAAGAAATTGTCATTTAGGTTCCCCTTCATTGCTGAATTGCTCCACATACGCATAAGCAGTTTCACAAGTCTTATTCATTGAGCGAATCAGACAAGCAATCGCGTTATCGGCTTCTGGTGTGAATTCATTTATGCGGTGAATAACTTCCAACAACGAAGTATTCTCAGTGATTTCAGCAGCGAGATCTTCGAGCTTTGCTGTTGCTGATAAAGGACCATCACTTACTTTATTTTTTGACGAGTTTTGAGTTGATGAAATTGAGGCGTCAACTAAGAGGGAGTTAATAGCCATAAGATTATCCTCAATTTCACATGGTTCTATAACCTTATGAGATTCGATTAAAGAGACCAATACAGCCTGTGCCATTGAAATTAGCTCTGTGGTGGATTTTGTATGCATATTGTTATCCCCTAGTCATGATTGAAAATTTATCATAGAATCAAGTTAAACTTGATGGTTAGAGGATATGGCGGGGATTTGAGTTCGTCAAGTTAAACTTGATAAAATTTATTTTGGCGCGGGATGGGTAAAAAAAACGGGCATAAGCCCGTTATATTTCAGAAGGTTAACCGAATCTATTTATATTGAAGGGAACTGAAGAAATTACCTTTGATTGTATGTAAAGCATGTTGAATGCTTCTTTCTCAATACTCCAAGGTTGATAGTTTGAGTTATCTGAAAGAACTACCATTTTGGAGCCGATTTTTTGAAGACGCTTAACATAGCATTCACCATCAAAGCAGAAGGCGTAAATGCCATCACCATCAAAATAAGTTATTGATTTATCCAAGAAAAGCAAATCCCCCGGAGATATTGTTGGCGTCATGCTGTCGCCTCTGGCGTTACCTATCTCAATATTTTTGAAAGGCCTATTCCCAACCAACTGACGAGCGTATTCAGGATCGAGTTCAATGGATCTGACTACATCAATGAAGTCGCCCTTAACACTTGAGCCGTCACCGCAACTAAACTCGACATCAAGCACACTAAACCTAACGCTATCGGCATGGGTATCGTTCCTATGCGTACTTGGAAATTTCGGACTCTCAGATTCACCAAGGAACCATGACTGGGGCAGACCGCTAATTTCCGATAGTCTGGCAAGCCGCTTGCCTCTTGGTGAAGTCTCGCCGGTTGTCCAGTATTGAACTGATTGGGCTGTTACACCCAACTGTCTTGCCAGTTCAGCCTGACTCCACCCCTTGAGCCTCAAAAGTTCATTAATCCTTTCCGCAGTTTTCATTACCCCTCCAGATGCAGTGGTTCCAACATCAATACACACACATGTAAAGCTAACCTTGATTTTAAGTGTACATGAGTAAATTCTAACTTGCATGTTAATTTAAACTTGATATCCTTCTCTTTAAATCAATTCTAACTTGATGGTGTCATATGGATGAAAAAATCCGTTATCGACTGAGGAGCGCCGTATCTCAGCGAGCAATTGCGAAAGCCCTGGGAATCTCGCCGCAGGCCGTAAACCAATGGTTCTCTAAATCAGTAATCCCTCCCCGGTATGTTTTACCCATTTGTGAAATGACCGGCTGGAAAATCGTACCGCATGATGTTCGTCCTGAATTGTATCCATCCCCAGAAGATGGAATTCCTGCGCACTTAAGGCTCGGCCTTGATGCTGTTAACAAAAAAAGAGTGGATATGTAATCACTTTTTGTAGGTGGTTAATGCAACAGTTTGAAACTCTAAATTTACTGCCTTCGGCGCATAGCCAGGCCGATGCCGATTGGATAAAGCAGCAGTTACTGAGCCTGGCGCCAGCAGCACGTCAAAAAGCAATTCAGCGTTATGCAGCTGTGTATCAGGAATCGTTCGAAGCCGAGCCCGTTTCATACCGCAAGGAGAACCGGGCAAGGCATGAAGCAAATATGCGGCTTCGCCTGTTTGTGAGAAATCACGGCAGGGCTTTACAGGGGTATACCGCCGAACCTCCCCTGGCCGGAACGCCAACGCGTTCCTGATTGTTGCGGGTTTAAAGGTACCCGGACAAAAGCAGGCTTAAAGGTGCCTGTTCAGGTTGGCAACTCACTAACTCAACTCCCCGTATGTACTAGGTAAGTAGTACGTTTTTATGGGGAAGAGGGAAAGGGGGGTAAGGGGGGATTGGGTGTAGGGGTAGGAATAGGGTCTTTTCCAACAGGAGAGATCCATTGGTTAAGTAGATCACTGTCTTAAGGGCGCAATTAAAAAAACGCCCGTATCAGCAAACCAGTACAAGGCGCTCAGGCGCTGAGAAACAAAAAGGGTTCTTTCTGGAAGAGTGATTTTTCAGGGGAGCTGAATCAGAAGGGAGGCTGGCAGCCTTTGGGGAGGCCACCGGCCATGTGAGGGGGAATCCATGAAAACCACATCACAAAATTATTATCTCATCACCGCGGGGTCCGCACAATGCAGCTGACGATCACACCGAATTTTGCGCAGGAACGAGCACTTAACCAGCTGCGCCGTAACTGGAAGGATACAGAAACCTTCATGGTGTACTCGCCGACAGGCAGCGGTAAAACAGGACTGGCCGCCTTTATCGTTGCCGGGTTCGTTAGTCGTGGCATGCGGGTAATGTTTTGCGCGCCTTACCAGATCCTCATAACCCAAACCGCAAAGCGTTTTGTGGAGTACGGGTTGCCGGGTGATGAAATCGGCTACGTCTGGGCGGATCACCCAAACTACGATCCTACCCTCAAAATACAAATCGCCAGCGCCGATACGCTTATTCGTCGCGTGTTTCCTGACAATATCGATCTGCTGATTATCGACGAAGCGCACCTGCGAAAAAAACGCATCCTGCAGGATATCGAACGCCTGCGCGAAAAAGGCGTGAAAGTGATCGGCCTGTCGGGTACACCGTTTTCCCCGTTCCTGGGCAAATACTATGACCGACTGATTAAGCCAACCACCATCGGCGAGCTGATCCAGCGCGGCGACCTGAGCAAATACGAATTTTACGCGCCCACAAAGCCGGATCTGAAAGGGGTTAAAACCTCTCCGTCCCTGCAGTACGGTACCGACTACAACGAGGCGCAGCTGGCGGAGATCATGTGCGGTTCAACGCTGGTGGGCGATATCGTCCAAAACTGGCTGGAGAACGGCCGGGACCTGCCGACAATCGCGTTCTGCGTCAACGTAGACCACGCTAATTTTCTGACTATTCAGTTTAACCAGGCTGGCGTAAATGCAGAGGTTATGACTGCAGATACTCCTGCGGAAGAACGCCAAACCATCATTCACCGCTTCGAAACTGGCGCCACAAAAATCATCGTCAGTGTAGGGGTGCTGGTTGCCGGGTTCGACAGCGATGTTCGCTGCATCATCTACGCCAGGCCAACTAAGAGCGAAATTCGCTGGCTGCAGGCGCTCGGGCGTGGCTTGCGCACCGCTCCGGGTAAAGAGTCCTGCCTCATCTTCGATCACAGCGGAACCGTGCACCGCCTGGGTTATCCGGACTCTATCGAATATGACGATCTTCCGGGTAAATCAGACGGGATGGAGGAGGGCGCGCGCCGCCCAGCCGAGGAAAGAGCAGAAAAGCTGCCTCACGAATGCTCGCAATGCCACTTCATGAAGCCTGCTGGCGTCTATGTCTGCCCTAAATGTGGCCACAAGCCGCTGGCCGGTGAGGACATTGATACCGACACCGGGCGAAAACTCAAAAAACTTGGGGGCGAGCAGCGCCAGCCGACGAAAGCAGAGAAACAAGCCTGGTGGAGTCAGATCAAATTCTATCAGCGCCAGCGCGTATCGCTGGGGAAAAAGCCTGTCAGCGATGCCTGGTGTGCTCACACCTTCCGCGAACGTTTTGGCGAATGGCCGAACGGACTGAGCGATTACACGATGGACATCACGCCGACAGTTTCAAATTTCATTAAGCACAAGCGGATCAGCTTCGCCAGACGAATCGAAAAAGAGCATCTCCAGCAGGCAAAGGCAGAAGAGCTGCCTACCCAGGAAAGAATTCAGCAGGCGCTTAATCGCGTCAGTGATATCAGACAGCAGTTAGGAAAACGAGCATGAAAACGGTAGAAGCAGCAAAAGGCCAGTGGGCCATGATTTTTGAGCATTACGGACTGCCGCCGATCACCGGTAAAAACCACTTTAGAGGGAAGTGCCCGCTGTGTGATTCGGTTGGCAAATTCCGCATCGACGACCGCGACGGTGCAGGAACATGGATCTGCACCTGCGGCAGCGGTACGGGAATGGACTTGGTTACCAAAACCCAGGGCAAACCATTTAACGAGGTTTGCCGCGAAATCGATGCACTTATCGGCAATACGTTCAGGCGTGACAAAATTCCCGAGGCTAGCGACGCTTCCAAGCTGCGGAAAAAGGTGCTCAGTAATTTTGCAAAAATGTCACCCCTGCGCGGTACATGCGCCGCTGAATACCTTAACTCACGGGGTATTTATCAGCTTCCGGCTGAGTCCGTGCGGCTTAATCCCAAGCAACGGCATAACGGACGGGTGTACCAGTCTATTTATTCACTGGCAACAGATGATAAAGGCGAGCTGTGTTATCTCCATCAGACGTTATTGGATGGTGCAAAAAAGGCTGACATCGGGGCCAGCGCCAAGCGGCAGAAATCACTGCAGGAAGATAACTATCTTGATCACGCTCGCTCAGTTGCGATCCGTATGTTCCCGGTCGCCAGCACGCTGGGCATCGCAGAAGGAATCGAAACCGCCTTGTCTGCTCATCAAATTTACAAGGTGAATACCTGGGCCACTATGACAAGCGGATTCATGAAGAAATTCCGTGTTCCTGCAGGCGTGAAGAATTTGATTATTTTTGCAGATCGAGACGTAAACAGCGCCACTGGATTGGCTGCGGCCACGGAATGCGCGCATGCCAACTTACTGGCAAAAAATGACCTGGAAAAAATCAGCATCTACTACCCGGATAACGGGGATTTTAACGACATGCTCATGAACGGCGATCAGGTTCGTGAGGTGGTTTTCTTCAAGAAAAAGGCGGCTGCATAATGCGTACTGATAACAACGAACATAAAGCACTATTCACCATCCCGACGGCAGCGCACAGCTCCGCCCTCGCAAACATCAAGCCTCTTCCCGAGCAACGGAGAATCACCGGGCATAACCAGACTGACGCTTATCTTTGGGTGCTGGAGGTTATCCGCCTGAACGAACCCGCACATCTGGGCGCAGCCGAAGCCGCGCTGGAGAAAATTGAAATCTCCCCAAAAGAGGCCGAGGAACGTTACGCGCATTATCTGCTGGCGAATGGTGGCGATCCTTTCCAGGTTGCTTTCGGTACCATCGGCATGGATAACCCGGCCCGTAGCATTCAGATCGCCCGCGAGAACATTAAAAAGGCGGCTGATGTGCGCGCCATTTTTGGCAGTTACGAAGCTGCTATGGATGATGTGGAGGCTGAGCGCGTGATCAAGTCTTCCCCGAAATTTATCAACGATTACCGTTGGGGCTGGACTCAGGCCGAGAAGAAAGCTGGCAGCATTAACGGCGGACGTATTAACGAAATTGACGATCAGCGCCGGGCATTTGTCGATGGTTATCGTGATGTTTTGCCAGAGCCACACACGCTTTCGGATGTCGTGCGTGAACTGATTTATTGGGATTGGCTTTACTGGGTTCGCAACACTGCCGGGAACGAGCTCGAACACGAATACGGTTACTCCGGACACCACGAATCAGTACATGACCGCGAGCGCTACCTTGAGAAATTGCTCGTAACCATCAAACCAGTTACACGAGCTGAGGCCGTGGAAGTCTGCCGCTGGTTCATGAAAAGCGAAAAATCTGAATACATGGACGACGACGGCGCGGCGGTTATTCTTAACCTGGTAGGGGAGTGTGAAGAATGAAACTGGAGGCATCACTAAAACACTTTAGCCCTCAGGGAATGCACATCAGCGACGACGTGAAAGGAACCTCTCCGGATCGCCTTACAGGAACAGATGTAATGGCGGCGATTGGCACCACCAGCAGCCGTGCGCGCTTCGGCCTGGCGGCGTTCTTCGGTAAAGCGGGAATCAGCAAAACGGATGAACAGCTCGCAGTTCAGGCGCTGGCGCGATATGCGATGGATGTCGCCCCGAAGAATGTTCGCAAAGCAGCTGGTGTGCAGTTCGGATGGTGTATGCAGATGTTGGCACAATTTGCCTTTGCTGATTACTCCCGTTCGGCGGCTACCAGCGTGACATGTCACAGTTGCAGCGGTACCGGGTTTATCTCCGGGAGTGAGGATGTGGTTAAACATCCTGGTATTTTCGACGCCGACGGTGCCGAATTGGTGGCCCCGAAGATTAAAAATGAGCTGGTGAATAGGGTTTGCGGAACATGCGGAGGAAAGAAAGTGATCCTTGCCCGGTGCAGGTGTGGCGGTAAAGGCGAAGTGTTGGACCGCAAAGCGACTAAGGACCGCGGCGCACCGGTTTTCAAAACGTGTGAACGTTGCTCTGGTAATGGCTTCTCTGCAATCTCCTCGGCGACGGTACACCGTGCCATTCTGAAGCGTCTCCCGGACCTCCATCAATCCTCATGGTCACGCAACTGGAAACCCTTCTATGAAATGCTGGTGGACACTCTGCGCCAGGGGGAGCGTCACGCAGCAGTGGAATTTGAGAAGGCAACAACTTATTAATATGATCAGAGCAAATAGCGGCAATTTTTTGCACGTTAGTGTTGACTTTGCATAAAACTGTCCTGTATGCTTTCCATCGTGGGATATTACGCCTGCACGACATCAAACCCGCCTGAGTGCGGGTTTTTTTATTTCCAGCAAGGTTTTTCTTCAATGCGTTTGTTATGTTGTGTTTTTTAACTGAGGGTCAGTTGATGAGCGCAGATGAAAACTTGTTGAGTAAAATCCAGGAAGTACGGACGGTAGAGGATGTGGAGCAAGTCAATTTGGGCCTTTCTAAAGGCTGGGTGATTTTAAAGATCACCGAGAGTTCTACAGTCTGGGAAGATGGCAGCAAAAGCAGTCTTGTTACATATCACATGGGCAAGCCGAAGGCATTGCCGGTCTGATCAAGCCTTAATAAATCAAGAATTTCAATCATATATAGGTCACCTCACGGTGGCCTTTTTTGTTTCCCCTCAACCTTCTGAGAGGATCAACAGCAATAAGAGGGGGCTAAATGTCCTATCCTGTTTCTGGCACTACGGTAGTTGATGGTGGACTGACGGGCCAGCAAGTTTTGCTTCGCAACCGGGCTTTCACGAAGGTGCATTGCACCAGTAGTCCCGCTGAAATATCGTCGAGTTCACCTGATTTATTCAATCCTGACCTACTATATGAAGGTCGCTGTGATACGGAACTGGCTTATGTCTTGTGTTGAGAATTTGTTGAGCCGCTATAAGTTAACCTGCTTGCAGTAAACTAGCAGGGGAATTGTGTTGTTAAAGACTCTCAAAATACTGGCTTTAGTGATCTGTTTTGTGGTTAGCTGTGCAATGTACTTTCATCTCTATTTAGTGATGAATAAGAATTGTATTGGGAATACCGCAGAAGAGGTGACCTATGGGCATCTGGAAGATTGCCCTGATACTGACTGCCAGCCTTATAGCTGGAGTTGTTATTTACATTGATGTTATCTCGGATTTCATTGCCGATGCCAATTTCCTTCACCTTCCTTAGATGTTTTTGCGTGAGCGCTGCTTTTTGCAAAATTGCTGTGTGAAAATACTGACCTTTGGGTTCAGCGCTCATCCAAAAGCATCTCGTGAAATCCAGTTAACCTCGGGTGGTTTGTTGGATGAGGTGCCTCAAATTTAACTAGCCTCACTTCGGTGGGGCTTTTTCCTTTCTAAGGCCGCCATCAGGAAACAATGACTAATCCCATTGACCGCAGGAATAAGTTCAGCGTAATTTATTTCTGTGGTGAATCCTTTCTAAGCGAAAGGGCGTTCCAGCCAACTGCTATCTGCAGGTATGCGCGCGACTTTGCTGACTGGGGTAGAGTCACCGGGAGGCACCCGGCACCATGACAACAACAATAAGATATTCAAATTCCTTGAGAGCCTGCCATAAACCGCAGGCTTTTTTTTATGGTTTTGCAAACTGCTGCTACGCTTTGAGTTGTGGGAAGTAACTGAATGCTCTTCGGTTCTCCTTAGCCAATAGTGAATCAGCCGATACAGCTTCACTTCTGAGCATAGGTCCTACTCACACCTACCTTACAAATAGTCAACTCATTAGCCCGCTATAAAAAGCGGGCTTTTTTTTATTCCCCTCATAACTGAGAGGATTCACGGCAATAAGAGGGGGCTAAATGTCCGATCCTGTTTCTGGCACTACGGTAGCGGCTGGTGGTCTGATGGGAGCCAGCATGTTCGGACTGGCAACCGGCATAGATTACGGTGTGGTGTTTGGCGCATTCGCTGGTGCAGTGTTCTACGTCGCTACGGCGGTTAATATCAGCCGCCTTAAGCTGGTGGGCTACTTCATCACCTCTTTCATCTTCGGCGTCATTGGCGCGCCACTGCTTGGCTCTTACTTCTCCAAATGGACGGGGTATAGCGACAGGCCACTTGATGCGCTGGGCGCGGTAATCGTAGCCGCTATTGCTATTAAGCTGCTGACCTTCGTCAACAGTCAGGATTTGGGTAGCCTGTTTGGAATTCTCTCACGTTTACGTGGTGGAGGGGCCAGCAATGGTAACAAGTGATCCGAGTGCGATGGCAAACGCAATTATCTCTGCTGTCATCGTTATTGCACTGATGTTCTACCAGCGCGGCGGGGCGAGACATCGCCCTCTGATATCGCTGATGGCTTATTTCACGGTGCTGGTATACGCCAGCGTCCCTTTCCGTTACCTGTTCGGCTTGTACCATGAATCCCACTGGTTTGTGGTGCTGGTCAACGTCCTGATATGTGCTGCCATTCTCTGGGCTCGGGGAAACGTGGCGCGCCTGGTTGATGTGCTGAGGCATTCGCATGACCAAAGACGAAATTTTTGACGCCATTCTTGGTAAAGAGGGCGGTTATGTAAATCACCCTGACGATAAAGGCGGTCCAACAAACTGGGGGATCACACAAGCGGTAGCTCGCGCCCACGGATTCACCGGAGATATGCGGAACCTAACCCGCCAGCAGGCGCTGGACATCCTGACGGCTGACTACTGGACAGGGCCACGCTTTGACCTTGTTTCAGAGGTATCACCATCCATCGCCGCCGAACTATGCGATACAGGCGTAAACATGGGCCCATCGGTTCAGACCAAATGGTTTCAGCGCTGGCTGAATGTGTTCAACATTCAGGGCACGCTCTATCCCGATCTGATTGCAGATGGTTTTATCGGTCCGCGTACTATCAGCGCATTAAAAAGCTATCTTGCCCGGCGAGGAATAGAGGGGGAGTTGGTTATGCTCCGTGCTCTTAATTGTAGCCAGGGTCAGCGTTATCTCGAACTGGCAGAACAGCGCAGCGCGAACGAGACATTTGTTTATGGCTGGGTAAAGGAGCGGGTGGTTATATGACGCTTGAGATGATTACCGGACTCGTTGTTGCGGTGGTTGCTGCTATTGCCGCCGCGTTTGGTCTAGGTCATTCACGCGGCACCAGCAAAGCGGAAGCCAAAGCAGACCAGCAGCGCACCGAAGAAAAAGCCGCAGCCACTGAAGCAGTAGCCGAACGCCGGGTTGAAGCAACGAAAGAGGCCAGCAATGTACAGCAAACTGTTAACCATATGTCTGGCGACGATGTTGATCGCGAGCTGCGGGACAACTGGACCCGTAAAGGTTGAAGTAGTGGACACGGCTTGCGACTGGGTTAAACCCATATACGGAACGGATCACGACTGGGACGTTCTGGACCGCCAGACGAAGAAAGACATCCTGGCGCATAACAAAGCGTGGCAGGCGAACTGCCAGAAAGAAACCAGAGCCTCGCAATAGCGGGGCTTTTTAATTTTCGATGACAACCCGCACTAAGAACTGCCGACCGAATCGGCAGAGCATAAGCAAACACACACCGAACCCTAACCTGTGAAATGAGCCTTTGGAGACGTCAGTTTAGTGCTGGCGAGCCTTCGGTGGGCTGGCGTTTCAATTCGGCAAAGGTTCATCTCACATGTAAGGAAAACGCTATGAATAATCCGTCAGTTATTCCGGCCTTCGACTTCCGCGAAATGGTTTTGCCATCCAACGGAAAGGTCATCACGACGTCCATGAATATCGCTCGCTATTTCGGCAAGGCGCATAAAAACGTTCTTCGCACCATCAAGCGGCTGGAGTCTGATTGCTCCCCTGACTTTAACCAGCTCAATTTTGAGCCCGTTGAATACCTCGATAAGAAAGGCGAGATGCGCCTGATGTACAACATCACGAAAGATGGCTGGATGATGCTTGTAATGGGTTTCACCGGAAAGACGGCGACCGCGATTAAAGAGCAATACATCGCCGCCTTTAACTGGATGGCCGAGCAGCTAAACCGACGCATGGCGATGGGTGAAGAAATGCAGCACCGCTACGCCATCAAAGAAACGCGCTCAAAGCTGAAAGGCACGATCGGCAGCCGGTTGATGAACGAGCGGAAGAAAGAGAAGCGCGTTCTTGAGATCGAGCATGAGCACATCATGCAGGTAACACAGCCGGAATTACTTATTGGCTGAACGCGGCATTACAGGAGCCCTTCACTGAGGGGCTTCGATAATGTAGTACAAATTTTGTTAAAGTTGATTCCATTGATATCTTCTTATCTCCATACGAAACGAGGAGATATGCATGGAATGGATCAACGTTGAAGATCAAAAACCAAAAGGTTTTGAAATGGTCATTTTAGACACAGATAAAGGTATTGCTGGTGGCGTTCTCTAAAGAACTGGAGCTTGCTCCAGAAACCCAATGGCTCGCCTGTTTTATGCAGGATGAAATCTCTTATTTGATTCAGAAAGTTGAGATGGCAACTTACTATTTTTCCTCCATAGAGCATCTTGTTAATAGAACATCAGCATGGCTTTGGATGATTATGCGGGCGTTTAAAGCTATGCCACATGCACCATTATGCCTGAATCCAGAGCAGATAATTGAGAGGTGGGAATCGCACTATGCCACCGAGAACGCCTAAGGCGTGTCGCAAACGTGGCTGCAGGCAGACCACAACGGACCGCAGCGGCTACTGCGAAGAGCACAGGGGCGAAGACTGGCGGCGATACAAGCCGGGACAGACACGGCAACAGCGCGGCTATGGACCATCTTGGGACAGGACACGTCTCCGTGTGCTGAAAAGAGACAAGGGGTTATGCCAGGCTTGCTTGCGCCGTGGCGCAATAACCGAAGCAACCTGTGTTGACCATGTGCGCCCTCTGGCGCACGGAGGCGACGACAGCGACGCCAATCTTGAAAGCCTGTGCACCCCATGTCACAGAGCGAAGACGGCGCTAGAGCGGCTCTCAGGCGGGCAGGGGGGAGGGTAAATCTCTCCAGCCCTTGCCCTTCCGGACTGCCCGCCTCCTCGTTTTTTTATACCCGCGAAAAATCAAATTTAACCAGGAGTGTCGCTTATGGCTGGAACGGCGGGGCGTTCCGGGCGCCGCCCAAAGCCAACGGCGCGCAAGGAGCTGGCCGGGAACCCCGGTAAGCGAGCCCTGAATAAAGAAGAGCCGGTGTTCACCCCCATCAAGGGCGTGGCGCCGCCGGACTGGTTTGAAGAAGAGGATCTGCCGCTCGCGGCGATCATGTGGGAACTGACCACAAAAGAGTTGTGCGGCCAGGGCCTGATATGCGTTACCGATCTTGCCGTGCTCGAGCGCTGGTGCGTTGCTTATGAATTCTGGCGCCGCGCAGTGAAGAACATCGCGAAAGATGGGCTTTCCATTAACGGCGCGATGGGGGGCAAGATAAAGAATCCTGAGCTTACCGCGAAGAAAGAACAGGAATCGGAGATGAGTTCTACCGGTTCGATGCTGGGCCTCGACCCCAGCAGCCGTCAGCGTCTGATCGGGCTTGCCGGTCAGAAGAAACCCTCAAACCCATTCCTGAAGATGATCAGCTCATGAGCCGGAAATCGTATCCCAACGTTAACGCCGCGAATCAATATGCCCGCAACGTTGTGCGGGGGAAGATCCCGGCGTGCCAGTATGTCATTCAGGCCTGCCAGCGCCATATCGACGACATGGCAGCCGAAAAGAGTAAGAAATTCCGGTACCGCTTTGACAAAGATATGGCGGAGAAGGCCGCGAAGTTTATTCAGCTGCTGCCGCACACCAAGGGGGAATGGGCATTCAAGCGGATGCCGATCACCCTGGAGCCGTGGCAACTTTTTATCATCTGCTGTGCGTTTGGCTGGGTGCAGAAGGGGACAAGGCTTCGCCGTTTCCGGGAGGTTTATACCGAGATCCCCCGCAAGAATGGCAAGTCGGCGATCTCTGCCGGCGTGGCGCTGTACTGCTTCACCTGTGACAACGAGTTCGGTGCCGAGGTCTATTCTGGCGCCACGACAGAAAAGCAGGCATGGGAAGTGTTCCGGCCTGCGCGCCTGATGTGCAAACGCACCCCGCTGCTGGTGGAGGCGTTCGGCATCGAGGTCAACGCTTCAAACCTGAACCGGCCGGAAGACGGCGCCCGCTTCGAGCCGCTGATCGGTAACCCCGGCGACGGGGCCTCGCCACACTGCGCGATAGTCGACGAATATCACGAGCACCCGACCGATGCGCTCTACACCACAATGCTGACAGGTATGGGTGCACGCAGGCAGCCGCTGATGTGGGCGATAACCACCGCGGGTTATAACATCGAGGGGCCTTGCTACGACAAACGTCGCGAAGTGATTGAGATGCTGAATGGCTCTGTGCCCAACGAGGAGCTGTTCGGCGTGGTTTATACGGTCGATGACGGTGATGACTGGACCGACCCGAAGGTGCTGGAGAAGGCAAACCCGAATATGGGGGTGTCGGTCTACCGTGACTTTCTGCTGAGCCAGCAACAGCGTGCTATCAATAATGCCCGCCAGGCGGGTGTGTTCAAGACGAAGCACCTTAATATCTGGGTCGCTGCCCGGGCCGCGTTCTTCAACCTGGTGTCCTGGCAGAACTGCGAAGACAAGACGCTGACGCTGGAGCAGTTCGAGGGCCAGCCCTGCATACTGGCGTTTGACCTGGCGCGCAAACTGGATATGAACAGCATGCCGCGGTTGTTTAGCCGGGAGATTGACGGGAAAACACATTATTACTCCGTGGCGCCGCGGTTCTGGGTGCCGTATGACACGGTTTATAGCGTCGAAAAGAACGAGGATCGCCGGACTGCCGAACGTTTTCAGAAATGGGTAGAGATGGGGTTACTGACGGTAACTGACGGAGCGGAGGTGGATTACCGCTACATCCTTGAAGAGGCCAAGGCTGCGAACAAACTTAACCCGGTTAGCGAGTCACCTATTGACCCGTTCGGCGCAACTGGCCTTTCGCATGATTTGGCTGATGAAGGGCTTAACCCCATCACGATTGTCCAGAACTACACCAACATGTCTGACCCGATGAAGGAGCTGGAAGCCGCCATTGAGTCGGGCCGCTTTCATCACGACGGCAACCCGATCATGAGTTGGTGTATCAGTAACGTCGTCGGGAAGTATCTGCCTGGTAACGACGATGTGGTTAAACCCATCAAAGAGCAGAATGAAAACAAAATCGACGGCGCGGTTGCGCTGATTATGGCGATCGGGCGGGCAATGCTCAAAGAGCCTGGTGATTTCCTTTCATCTCTCGATTCAGACGAAGAGTTCTTAATTCTATGAAATCACTTATCACAGATGTAATCGGGCTGGCCGGTTACGGCCTGCTCACGTCCGGATTTTACCTGCAGTTCGGGTTGGCTCCGGCACTGATGTTCTCCGGCGGACTCCTGCTGGTGGCGGGACTGGTTATGGCCAGAAGGGGGAAGCGTGCTGCTTGATTCTCTGTTCAGAAGTGAATCGCTCGAAAATCCCGGCACGCCAATAACTGGTGATGCAGTTGATATGGAGGGGCTATTCAGGGCGGAGGTGTACGTAAGCCCTGAAACGGCGATGAAGCTGGCGGCGGTGTATGCCTGCATATACGTTTTGTCATCAAACCTCGCTCAGATGCCGCTGCATGTCATGCGAAAGCACAACGGCAAGGTTGAGCCAGCGCGGGATCACCCGGCTTTTTATCTGGTTCACGATGAGCCGAACACCTGGCAGACCAGCTATAAGTGGCGCGAACTGAAGCAACGTCACATCCTCGGCTGGGGCAATGGGTACACCTGGGTTAAGCGCAGCCGCCGCGGTGAAGTGACTTCCCTCGATTGCTGCATGCCGTGGGAAACGACCCTGATTAATACCGGCGGGCGCTATACCTACGGGCTCTACAACGAAGAGGGGGCTTTTGCCATCAGCCCCGACGACATGATCCACATCCGGGCGCTGGGGAATAACCAGAAAATGGGCCTCAGTCCGGTGATGCAGCACGCCGAAACAATCGGCATGGGCATGAGCGGGCAGAAGTATACGGAAAGCTTCTTCAGCGGAAATGCCCGCCCGGCCGGGATCGTGTCCGTTAAAAGCGCGCTCAACAAAGACAGCTGGGGCTGGCTTAAAGAACAGTGGCAGAAGGCGTCGCAGGCGTTACGCAGTCAGGAAAATAAAACCATGCTCTTGCCTGCGGATCTGGATTACAAGGCGCTGACCGTGTCGCCGATTGACGCCCAGATCATCGACATGTCAAAGCTCAACCGCTCGATGATTGCCGGGATCTTTAACGTGCCGGCGCACATGATCAACGACCTGGAAAAAGCCACCTTCAGCAACATCACGCAGCAGGCCATTCAGTTTGTCCGCTACTCGATGATGCCCTGGGTGACGAACTGGGAGCAGGAGCTTAACCGCCGCCTGTTTACCCGCGCCGAGCTGGCCGCCGGGTATTACGTCCGGTTTAACCTTACTGGCCTGTTACGCGGCACCCCGCAGGAACGCGCACAGTTCTACCACTTTGCGATCACCGATGGCTGGATGAGCCGCAACGAAGCCCGCGCTTTCGAGGATATGAATCCGGTCGACGGCCTGGACGAAATGCTCGTCAGCGTCAACGCCGCCAATCCGGCGGACGATTTCAAAACCACCAAAACCGAAAAGGAAAAAACCGATGAGTGAACGCGAGACTCGCTGTTACAGCGGTGAGGTCCGTGCCGAACAGCTGGGGGAGCAGCCCACGCGGATTATCGGTTACGGATCGGTGTTTAACAGCCGCTCCGAACCCCTCTGGGGTTTCCGCGAGATTATTAAGCCCGGCGCTTTCGATGATGTACTTGGCGACGATATCCGCGGACTGTTTAACCATGACCCGAACTTCATCCTCGGGCGCAGCGCTTCCGGAACGTTGAGCGTCAGCGTCGATGATAAAGGGCTTCGCTACGACATCGCGGCCCCTGACACCCAGACCATTCGCGATCTGGTGCTGGCACCGATGATGCGCGGTGATATCACCCAGTCGTCCTTCGCATTCAGGATCGCTCACGATGGCGAGCACTGGTACCAGGACGATGAGGGCATCATCATTCGCGAGATTAACCGCTTTTCGCGGCTCTTTGATGTCAGTCCGGTGACCTATCCGGCTTATCAGGATGCCGATTCCGGAGTTCGCTCCATGAAAGCCTGGCAGGAGGCGCGCAACAGCGGCGCGCTGGCGCAAGCCATTAACCAACGAACGGCGCGCGAGCGCATGCTGACTCTTCTTAATGCGTAAGGAAAAACCATGAAATTGCATGAACTGAAGCAAAAACGTAACACCATCGCCCGTGAAATGCGTGCGATGCATGAGGGCATCCCTGAAAACACAGCCTGGACTGAGGAACAGCGCACTCAGTGGAATAAAGCAAAACACGAGCTGGATGCGCTCGACGAACAAATCGGCCGCGAAGAAGAGCTGCGCCGTCACGATCAGACCTACGTTGACGAGCAGGAGCCGGAGCAGCGTCAGCGCCAGATTACCCCGGAGAAGCAGGCAGATGAGCGCCGCGCTGCGGCATTTGATCGCCTTCTGCGCCACGGCTTCGGTGAACTGACTGCCGAAGAGCGCCAGGCCGTTAAAGAACTGCGCGCGCAGGGCACCACCCCTGACGATAAGGGCGGCTATACCGTACCTACGCAGATGCGCAATACCATCATCGATGCGATGAAAGCCTACGGCGGGATCGCGAGCGTTGCCCAGATTCTCAATACCTCAAACGGTCAGGATATTACTTGGTCCACTTCTGACGGTACCGCTGAAGAGGGCGAACTGCTCGCTGAAAACAGCGCAGCCACTGAAGGTGACGTGACGTTCGGCACGGCGACCCTGGGTGCCAAAAAGCTTTCATCCAAAATCATTCGCGTCTCTAACGAACTGCTGCAGGACAGCGGCGTTGATATCGAGGCATATCTGGCAGGCCGTATTGCACAGCGCATCGGGCGCGGTGAGGCTAAATATCTCGTTCAGGGAACCGGTGCCGGCACGCCACTTCAGCCTAAGGGACTGGCCGCTTCAGTAACCGGCACTACTCAGTCTTCAGCGGCGGCGGCGTTCAACTGGAAGGATATGAATTCCCTGATTCACTCCCTCGATCCGGCGTATCGTGGCGGTCCTTCTTTCCGCTGGGCTTTCAATGACGCGACGCTGCAGAGCATCGAGCAAATGGAAGATACACAGGGCCGTCCACTGTGGCTGCCAGATATCACCGGCGGATCCCCAGCGACCGTTCTGGGTATTCCGTATGTTATCGATCAGGCCATCGACAATGCGGCCGCCAGCAAAAAATTCATTTATCTGGGGGACTTTAACCGCTTCGTGGTGCGCCGCGTTGCTTACATGACGCTGAAGCGTCTGGTTGAACGCTACGCTGAATACGATCAGACCGCGTTCTTGGCCTTCCACCGCTTCGACTGTGTGCTGGAAGACACCGCAGCCATTAAAGCGCTGGTGGGTAAAGCGCTGTAATACAGAACACCGATAAAAGATGCCGCGTAAGCGGTTTTTTTATGCCCGTCATATGGCGGGCATGGAGACATTCATGCTTTTGACGCTTCCGGAAATAAAAAATCAGCTTCGGCTGGAAGACGACTTTACCGAAGAGGATGAACTGTTGACGTTGTTGGGGGGCGCGGTTCAGAGTCGAACGGAAACCTTTCTGAATCGTAAGCTTTACGGTCCAACTGAAACGGTTCCCGCGGATGATCCTGATGGTCTTAAGCTGCCCGATGACGTCAAGCTGGGTATGCTGATGTTAGCGACACATTTTTATGAAAATCGCGCATCAGTGTCAGAAGTCGAACAGCTTGAAATGCCGCAGTCCTACAACTGGCTTGTCGGCCCCTACCGGTTCATACCGCTATGAAACTTCGCCAGGCGCAAACCAGCGCGACCTACCTGCTGCCCGATCCGGGTGAGCTGGATAAACGGGTGCTGCTCCGGAAACGGGTCGATGTGCCAGCGGCTGATCTCGGTACCCGTCCTGATTACCCCGTGTCTTTTCCGGTCTGGGCAAAGGTTGTCCAGACCAGTGCAACCACTTACCAGGAAACGGCACAGACCGACAATACGATCACGCACTACATCACCGTTCGCTGGCGCCGCGGGATCACCAGTGATTTTGAAGTGGTGCAGGGTGAGCAGGTGTACCGCGTCAGACGGGCCCGCGATCTGAACAGTAAGCGGCGTTATCTGCTGCTCGAGTGTACCGAACTGGGCACTGAGCCAGCGACAACCGGAGGAAACGGTAATGGCAACTCCCTTTTTTCACGTTGATATTCAGCAGCCCAAAGAGATGCGTTTCAACCGGGCGCGCGTCCGCCGGGCCTTCATCCATATCGGTCAGCGGCATATGCGTGACGCCCGCCGCCTGGTGATGAAACGGGGGCGGTCGGAGCCCGGCGAAAACCCCGGGTACCAGAGCGGCCGTCTGGCGAAATCCATCGGCTATATGGTGCCCAGGGCCAGCAAGAACCGGCCGGGGTTTATGACGCGTATCGCGCCAAACCAGCGAAACGGGCAGGGTAACCGGCTCATCACCGGCGACTTCTACCCGGCATTCCTGTTCTACGGCGTGCGGGGCGGCGCTAAACGTCGACGCGGGCACCATCGGGGCGCTTCCGGGGGGAGTGGCTGGCGGCTGGCACCACGTAACAATTTCATGGTCGAAACGCTGCAGAGAAACAGCCCGTGGACGCGTTACTACCTGGCGCGCGAACTGCGCCTCTCACTCAAACCGGAGAAACGTCGTCGATGAAACTGACTCCCGTTATTGCAACCCTGCGCGCCCACTGCCCTTTATTTCAGAACCGGGTGGCCGGTGCCGTGCAATTTAAGGATCTGCCGGAGGTCGGCAAGATGCTGCTGCCGGCGGCGTATGTTGTGCCGGGCGATGATTTGCCGGGCGAACAGAAAAGCCAGACCGATTACTGGCAGACGCTGCGTGAGGGCTTCTCTGTAATCGTGTTTGTCAGCAACAGCCGGGACGAACGCGGCCAGTTTGCTTCTTTCGACGTGGTTCACGAGGTTCGCCAGGCGCTCTTCAAAGCGCTGCTTGGCTGGAACCCGGAAGAACACGGCAACCCGATCACCTATGACGGCGGCACGCTGCTGGATGTAAACCGCCACGAGCTGAGCTATCAGTTCGACTTCGTAGTTGAAACTGAACTGACAGAAGACGACACCCGGCAGCAGGACGAGCTGAGCGCGCTGGATGAGTTCAAAACCCTGTCTATTGATGTTGATTTTATCGATCCGGGCCAGGGGCCGGACGGTGAGATCGAACACCACATTGAAATCAACCTTCCCACCTGAGGAAAACCATGTTTGTAAAACCGAAAAACGGGCGGTCTGTCCATGACCCTGCCCGGGGCGACCTTTTGCCTGAGGAAGGGCGAAACGTTGAAGACAGCCAGTACTGGTACCGTCGGGAAATCGACGGGGATATTGAAATTGTTCAGCCGGTGAAAGGCGGCGAACCGGAAAATAAGGCGAGCACTAAATGACTGTATCGATGAACACCATCCCGTCTGATCTCCGCGTTCCGCTGTTTTATGCAGAGATGGACAACAGCGCGGCGAATACGGCCCAGACCAGCGCTCCTTCGCTGCTGATTGGTCATGCTAATGCTGGCGCCAGCATTGCAACTAACCAGCTGGTTTTCATGCCGTCAGCCGATTACGCGGTTCGTGTGGCTGGTGCTGGTAGCCAGCTGGCGCGCATGGTTGAGGCGTATCGCAAAACTGACCCCTTCGGTGAACTCTGGGTTATTGCGGTTCCGGAGCCTGGCGGAACGGCAGCAACGGTCACCCTGACGGTAACAGGATCTGCGCTGGCTGCTGGCGTGGTTTCGATTTATATCGGTAACCGCCGGATTCAGGCATCAGTGAGCGCGAGCGACGCGGTGGCGGCAATTGCCACGTCTATTGTCAGCGCCATTAACGCTGACGGGCGAACGCCATATACCGCTGCGGCTTCTGCGGGTGTTGTTACCCTGACAGCGCGCCATAAAGGTACCTGGGCAAATGACATCCCGGTGACGCTGAACTACTACGGTTTTAGCGGTGGCGAATCCCTGCCGTCTGGCGTGAATATCGCGATCGCCACCGGCGTCTCTGGCACCGGCGCACCAGTGCTGACCGGAACTATCGCAGCGATGGGGGATGAGGCCTTCGATTATATCGGCCATCCGTTTAACGACACGGCGTCCGTTAACACCATCAGCCAGGAAATGAATGATACCAGCGGCCGCTGGAGCTGGTTACGCCAGATTTACGGCCACGTCTACACGGCAAAAATTGCCGTCGTGAGCGATCTGATTACTGTGGGAGACATGTTCAATGACCCACACCTGACGATCGCCGGGTACGAAAAAACGGTTCAGTCCTGTGCCGATGAGCTGGCCGCCAGCCGCACCGCCCGCGCCGCAGTATTCCTGCGAATTGACCCGGCCCGCCCGACGCAGACCGGCGAACTGGTGGGTATGCTGCCACCGCCAACCGGCAAGCGCTTCATCAGGACCGAGCAGCAATCCCTGTTAACGCACGGGATCGCGACGGCTTACACCGAAGGTGGCGTGCTGCGCATTCAGCGTGACATCACCACCTATAAGAAAAACGCTTACGGCGTTGCCGATAACAGCTACCTGGACAGTGAAACGCTGCATACCAGCGCATACGTACTGCGTCGCCTGAAGACAGTGATCACCAGTAAGTATGGGCGCCATAAGCTGGCGAACGACGGTACCCGCTTTGGCCCCGGCCAGGCAATCGTCACCCCGGCGGTGATCAAAGGGGAGTTGCTGTCGACGTACCGGCAGATGGAACGCGAGGGGATCGTCGAAAACTATGACCTGTTCAAAGCGCACCTGATCGTTGAGCGCGATGCAAATGATCCGACCCGCATCAACGTGCTGTACCCACCTGACTACGTTAACCAGCTGCGTGTCTTCGCGCTGCTTAACCAGTTCCGTCTTCAGTATGCAGAGGAGAGCGCATAATGCCGCGCATTGCTGGTACCTGTTTTATCAAAGTCGACGGTCTTCAGCTGTCGCCAACCGGGGGCATTGAAGTCCCCATGAACCTTAAGGTGCGTGATGACATTGTCGATCTCAGCGGTGGGGTGGACTTTAAAGAAACCCACCGTGCGCCTTACACCAAATTTACCGGGAAAGTCCCCAAAGATTTCCCGGTGGACAAAATCACGGAATCTACCGAAATGACGATCACATCGGAACTGGCCAATGGTCAGGTCTACGTGTTGTCGCAAGCCTGGCTTCATGGCGAAGCCAACCACAACCCGGAAGAAGGCACGGTTGATCTCGAATTCCACGGAACAGAGGGAGGTTATCAGTAATGAAAGAGATCCAGCTTACAACCGCAGTGCGGGCCCACGGCGAGGATTTGTTTGTGCTCGAGCTTCGCGAGCCTACCGGGAAAGACGTTCGGGAACTGGGCTTTCCATACGTCACCACCGGCGACGCGGGCATCAAACTCGATGCCGGCGTCATTGCTAAATATGTCTCCCGGCTGCCGGGTATCCCGTTGAGTTCTGTTGACGCTATGTCTCCTGCAGATCTGAACAGCATCAGCTGGGAAGTGGCTGGTTTTTTCCTCGGGACATCAGCGCAGGAGAACTCCTGAACCATTACTTCGACTGTGCGAAGTACTGGAAAATAAACCCCATCGATCTACTTGCCGAGCCGTTCTCGGCATTAGAGCTCCTCGCCACCCAGGCCAACCGCATTAACAGAGAATCCGATGGCTACATTTGAACTGAAAGCCCTGATCACCGGGGTCGATAAGTTATCTCCTGCGTTGTCCTCAATGCAGAAGAAGATTAAAGGTTTTCAGAAGGGCATTAAGTCCAGTGGGCTGGCGGATTTCTCTGTTGGCGATCTGATTGGTGGCGGGGCGCTCGCCGCTCCATTTATTGCCGGAGCTAAAGCCGCGATAGATTTTGAGTCGCAGATGGCAGATGTGAGGAAGGTGGTGGATTTTGACACCCCTAAGCAGTTTGCCGAAATGGGAGAGGACATCTTAAAGATGTCCGATCGCCTGCCAATGGCGGCCAGTGATATTGCAAAACTGGTTGCTGCTGGCGGTCAGGCGGGCATTGCCCGGCAGGATCTCAGGCAATTTGCTGAAGACGCCCTGAAAATGGGCGTTGCGTTTGACCAGTCAGCCGACCAGTCAGGCGACATGATGGCAAAGTGGCGAACCTCGTTCAAAATGACCCAGGGCGAAGTTGTGGCGCTGGCGGATAAAATTAACTATCTGTCCAACAATGGCGCTGCGAACGCACAGCAGATTTCCGACATCGTTACCCGAATCGGCCCGCTGGGATCTATCGCCGGGGTTACATCGGGTCAAATCGCTGCTCTTGGCGCGACAATGGCTGGAGTGGGTGTTGAACAGGAGGTAGCGGCAACAGGTATCAAGAATTTCATGATCGCCCTTACTGCCGGCAAAAGTGCCACGAAACAGCAGCAGGCTGGCCTGAAAGAGCTTGGCCTGTCATCAACAAAGCTGGCTGCGTCTATGCAGAAAGATGCGCAGGGAACGATGCTTACTGTGCTGCAGCAAATTTCCAGACTGGATAAAACCCGGCAGGTAGCCGCATTTAACGTCTTATTTGGTAAGGAATCAATGGGGGCAATAGCTCCCCTGCTGGCAAACCTGGACCTGTTGAAGAAAAACTTCAATATGGTTGGCGACGCATCGCAGTACACCGGCTCGATGCAAAAGGAATATGAAGCGCGCGCGGCAACCACAGCTAACCAACTGCAATTACTCAGCAATCAGGCTACTCATGCCGGCGTTGCCCTGGGGAATGCGCTGCTGCCGCAAATCAACGCCAGTGCCAGGGGGATGATGCCGCTCATAAATAAGGTGACAGATTATATTTCCCGGAATCCTGGCATGGTCAGAGCGTTGCTGGGCGCCGCTGTTGGTTTTGCAACTCTTCGGCTGGCGGCAATGGGGGCCAGCGCAGCTTTAAAAGTGATGTCGTTCGTTGCCACTGCTTCTCCGGTTGGGCTTATTGTTCGTGGCATTGCTCTTGCTGCAGGGCTGATTATTGCGAACTGGGATGCAATTGGCCCCTATTTTAAAAAATTATGGGACACAATCGGACCTTACTTCAATGCGGGATGGGAGCTATTTAAAAAGGTTTTCAGCTGGACTCCCCTTGGTATGGTCATCAATAACTGGGGACCCGTTGTTAAATGGTTCCAGGATATGTGGGACAAATTAAAGCCCATCATCGAGTGGTTTAGTGATGGGGCCAGTGATACCGTCGCTGCGGCTAATGCTGCGCAGTGGGGGGCGGGTGGTTATGGTGCTTATGGCGCGGGGGTGGCAAGCTCAGGCTACAACCCCTATCAGATTAAGCAGGCATCTGCTCAACCTCAAGGAAAGGTGACTGTCCAGTTTGAAAATGCTCCGCCAGGAATGAAGGTGACTGAGACCCGAGCGTCTGGGATAGATGTAAACCATGATGTGGGTTATACCAGAATAGGTAGGACAGGAATGGGTGGCTAGATTTTCAATTGGAAATAATCTGAAATGCGATGTTATGATTTTATCCTCAATATCTGATGGATAAAAAAATGTCTTATATCGATTCAAACTTAGTTGGCAATGAAGAAGTGGTTTATCGTGGGCATGTTACTTTGTGGGCTTGGTTGCCATGGGTAGTGTGGGGCTTAATTTTAGGTTTCACTACTCTTATAGGGTTCATCCTGATCCCTTTAGGTTATTTTGTTTTGCGTTCAAATGAGGCTGCGATAACTAACAAGCGGTTGATCGCTAAGTCCGGCTTAATCAAGAGAGATACTGTAGAAATTCCTATCAGGAAAATTTCGAGCCTGCAGGTTAAGCAGGGGATATCAGGGCGTTTGCTGGGTTATGGATCTCTTATTATCAGTGATACTGGAGCTGTTCACGCTCCAATCCGCTTTATCAAAGATCCAATGAAGTTCAGGCAGCGTTTCTTTGAGCTTCAGGAAGAGATAGAAAATAAATAATCTTAAATAAACCCGCCAATCGGCGGAGA